AAAATTTGTGACTCTTTGAAACCCGGCAGCGCCAGGAGGTAATTCCAGAGTACGAACTCATTCGGCGCAGCCATTCACACACTTACGTGTGCACCCGTATAGCCACAATACGGTGAGAGATATTATATAGAACTGGAATCTCTTAAAACCAGATTTTGTAGGGTTTACTCCCTAAAACACTGACGGGACTTCCGCGTTAAAGTACATACGCGGGAGTCCGGTGTAGAAGAAGGTTTGAAAGTCTTCTCCTATAGCAACATGTAGGTCGTGACCGACAGTGCTTGCACCGGAAAGTCCGTCTGTGCACCTTTCTATTCTGTAGTCCCACGGAGCGTCGAAGGTCTGCGACGTGGCGGCTGTAATGTCCTTCCCTGGGGAAAAACGATAGTTGGAATAGTAAGGAATTTCTACCTCTAAAGACCCATTAATGCTATCCATAGTCAAAGATTGACCTAGAAGCCCTCTAAATGGTTTCTCCGATTGAAACAATGGAGTAAACGTTGGGTATAGAGAGGATGCGGCTGCCTGATCGGGATTCGAGTATTCAGGAAAGGGCTCTACTCCAATGAAGTAGGTGTTACCTTGTGGTTCTAACGGCGAACGTTGAACTTCTACTCGTCCCCTATTCATGGGGCAACCTCTGGGGATAAATTTATATCGGATAGATCCCCTCCATCCGGAATACGCCAATCTCACCCAATGCAACAAAACTGTATTACAGTAGTTGTAGGGTAAGGTTCCACCTTTGGCGGCATTCACTGCACCCGGTGCAGTCCCCCTAAAATAAGGGAAGTGGGGCAGACGACCGTATAAGATCTGGGCGTCGGCACCAGCACCAAGTGTTGTCCAAAAGTTATACCTCTTTAACATGGTTCTAAAAGAAGTTATGGACTCACCTGTGAAAACGTGGTTGATCTCGGGTAATTGGGACGAACCCATACCAACCTGGGTGGCGTTTTCTTGTTGTGGAGCACTAGGTTCCTCAGTATCTTGACTATCTGGCACTATCTCCATACCAGATTGGGCTTCTAAAGCCTCTTCAAAATAAATATCGGAAGTTGGAGTCGGTGTGAACTGATTGATGTATTCCGTGGGGGCAAATACTTCAAAATCATCACCCATGGACACGAAAACATTAACTTCAATGTTATTGTTTGTGTCAGAATTTGGGGTGGTGAGCTCATTTACAACATATAGGGAAATCGTACCATTTCCATGACTACTTGGATCGGGAAAAGGGAAAGCTGTAGTATCAAATACTTCGCTAACCGAATTTGTACCCGGTAAGTGGTGAGTCATTAAGTTGCGCTCCTGACCTACACCAAACTCTACTGTAAAATCTTGTTCCTCAGCGATATCAATGATTTTAGTATAGTTGGTGTTGTACTCATTCTCCTGAAAATAAAGGGGATCATAAACTACCTTGATTCTACCCTTATGAAAGGAGGATGCTACTATTTGAAATCTGAACCTCATAGTACCGGTCCAGTATTTAAATGGCATAGCAGCGAAAGCACATGGTGGAAAGTGAAAGGCCGACAATCTACCAGTGCCAGTTTGGTTCCATATAACAGGAGTAACTCTCGAGTTCCACAAAAGTGTCTCGGGAGGGGTTCCAATTGCCCATGGAAATTGCGTGAGAAAAGACTCGCGCTTGGCAATTTCTCTAATATTGAGAGAATCTACACCGCCAATACCGGCAATGCGTGGATCTATTGTTAATTCCTGTTTGTGATCAACTGTCAACTTGTGAGCAGTATCTGGAACATTGGTTAGTGCTAAAGAGCTAAAGGGTGTTGGTCTGTAAGGCTCAGGATTTCGCGTCACTGGCGGCCTACAAAAACCAAACATCATGGCTATCTTACTTGTAGCATCAGCCCCAATTTGGGTCGCTGTTGCAAAAGGTCCAATATATGGGACCTTAGTTAGATAACTAGCCCACTTTGCTAACTTCGTGGCAGGGCCACTCACTACACCTTCCTTGTTTGCGGTATCAATCTCGCTAGATTCTCTACCACTTTGAGGAACAAGTGTACCTGGCTCTGTCGAAGTAAGGACTGACATATCAACATTTTCAGCCCAAGCAAAGACACTAATGGTTACCTGATCGGTTGCACCGTTGGCGTGCTTGAGATTGTTCATTGAACGAAAATACAAGTCACCCATTTCACTCCATTGCGCTCTAGGAACGTTCAGGGAGTTATTATGGTAAAACATTGGTAATTTCATCTCACCGCCATTGGATGTCGTTGGATCTAGGTAAATGTGTGGGAGTTGAGTCAAATTAATGAAATCGGCTGTGAGAAAAGGCGTAAAATTAGACACCTGATCAAACTGAGCGAGCGGTAAATAGGCACATACGGCTCGACCATAATGAAATCCGTTTCCATTTATAATGACTTTTATTTTGAGATCTGCTTTCAATAAATTGAAATTGGATATCCGATTAATCACTCTCTTATTGTTCCAAAAGAGGGACCATGGATTAATGGCAAAACTCAAAACAGTTCCCGTGCCCCACTCCTCTTCATGTATCTTAATAGGACGAGAAAAGAAGTTTTGGAGTGTGGCATCGTTTGAATCTTGAAGTCTCCGTGTGGGATCAATGGTTCCATCTATATCGTACAAGTAGGGACTCATTTGATCCGAGAACTCCACATTTTCATGTTGAGTATCATTGGAGTCTTTAGTAATGTTTACATCGTTAGTTGTTCCATTACCAGATTCGCGCCCAGAGTGTGGATCAAATACACATTGACAGTGGTCAAATAGCATGAAACACTCTGGACAGGTGTCGGCCATAACTAAGAGATCATCTCCCCAGTCATAACCATGCTGAATCTGCGAATTAACAACACGCGTGTTATGAGTATATCGGAGATACTCACGGTAGTGATCAATGTCACATACAGACGTGGGTTCTTTCACAGGTTCTACGGTATTAGTATTACATTTATTATTATTATTACATTTATTATTACATTTATTATTATTATTATTATTACATTTACCAATCTATTATGTACAAACTGCAGACCAGATTAAATCTACAGAGCGATATATTTACATTTGAGCACGGTGAACTCATATCTCTATTCCCCGGTAGGGACCGTTCCCTCTATGAAGCCTACAAATATTTTACAAAACATATAAAGATATAATTTTTGTGGTATCCATACATAGAAATCAATTTTGCTTACCATCAGATTTGAAACTGGGCCATATTTAGTGTCTATGGAGTGACGGGTGGTGTATCTGGATCATACTTGTCAAACCAATCGATGACTCGATCATTGTAGGATTCGTTGAGTCCAGTACACAAATGGGAGATTCCAGTCTTACTGGCAACCTCCACCATGAGGAGACGTTGTTTCTCATACTTCTCCTCTCCATGATTAAACCACTCCCTGAGTGCACCATCAATATTTTGAGCACAAGCGGTCTCCGGAGTATCAACACAATTCTTTCCACGCATAAAGCAATGTAATGATTTGTAAATAGATTTATCCAAGAGAGCACCAATGTACTTTCCAATTTTTGGATGGTATACACTCTTCCTTTTGAGGAATTCAAAATCCTCTGGGAGTAGGTAATCCGATAACTCCGATTCCTTATCTGGCATTGTATATTCTTGTCCATACTTGCCAAGGAACTTGGAGCATCCCTTAATGGTGAATTTTCCGGCTTCTTTACTAACTGAGCCGAAATTGTCATCGCCATAAGTGGAAATCGCTACGTAATCTCTGAACTTCATTCTCTCTTCGCCATCCTCAAAAGGATACTCGGAGTAGAAATAACACCTCAAGTTGAGAGATCCACAAATGCCATTTATAATGACTGTGAGCGAATTACCACTAATGTGGGAACCTTCTGTGAG